ATTGTTTTATACCTATCTCTTTGAGCCACGCAGCAACATTGAACGATGGGCAGGCTTTCGCTGCCAAATCGCAATGCCCTACGATACGGACTTTCGGGTGTCGGCGGTGAAAATCCAAAACATAAGCTTTGAGCGCATCGCGCTGTGCCTGTGTTCGGGTGTCTTTGGGCTTCATCTTCTTGTCGCAGCCACCCACATACACGATGTGTCGGCTTACGGCATTATAGCCCTTGGCACCGTTAGTTATCTCCCAACCATCTACCCAAGCGTCCTCGTTATTCTCGACAAGCCGCTCAACACTACCGTCAAGGTGGAACATATCGGTATAGCCGACCTGTTTCCAACCTCTGCCGCCCTCCGACGCAGGAGCGGTATGCCACACCCTAATATCCGCAGAGGACACCTCCCGACCCTCGGGCGTGGCAGTACAGTGAATAACAAGTTGTCGAAGCTCCTTTTTCATTCGTTACTACGCCGAGGCACTAATGATTGCACCGAGAGCCTCCTCTTTGAGCGGCATACAGATCGAGCGCAACTCAAAGTTCATAAGGTTGCGGTGGTACAAAGGATCGTTCTTCGCTTCCGAGGCGTAAGTGGTTACGGAACCACTTGCACGCATCACGCGCGAGGTATGGAACGCTACCGATGCCTGGGACATCTGTGCAGTAGGAACTACGCCGAATGCCTGCTTTGCCTTGCTCGAGACAAGGTAGTAAGGAGCATCGCTGTACTCATACACCTCGAAGCCGTAGAGGTTTGCCACCTTGCCCGTCTGATAGTTGTAATACTGCTCGGCGAACTTCTGATCCAGCGTGAGCAAGTCCGAAATATGGTCAGGGCAAAGCACCAAGACACGACCCGTTGTAGGCACTTTCATCTTGTCAAACTTCTTCTTCAAGGCGATAATATCCTCACGAGTGAGAGCCTTGCGACCATCTACCGCAGCACCCGATGTGAGCAGCACGGGCGTTTTGTCGCCATCGCCCGCAGGCGCAATGGCGTGCAATGCCTTGGCGTAACGCTTCTCGTTGATTGCCTCCTTGTGTCGCTCGATAACCGATGCCATCTTGTCGTAAGAGATAGCATACAACTCATCGTTGGTTACAGAGGTTGCCTCGGTTGAGTATTTATCCAAACTAATAGCCTTATCCGCATCCTCTAAACTCTTCACATCAAGCGGATAGGTAGTGTTATTGACCAGCACATTAGGGTCGCCACCGAGATTGACAAAGTGAATAACATCATTCTCGACATACTGATCGTAGGTTCGGATACGGTTGTACCAGCCGAGCGACTCCGCTGCGTTGCGGAATGCCTTGGTCATCTCACCCGTCCACACCTCGGTATAAACTCCTGCGAACAGACTGCCCGCAGGCATCACGCCGCCAACCAAAGACGACACGACGGAAACACCGTTGAGTACGGCTGCACCAGCGAGAGGGTCAAACCCGCACACCGAGGCAATGCCCGCGCCCATTGCAGAGTTGAAAGCAACACTGCCAATAAGTCCCATAAGGACAAAAAGAATCTTTTTCATTCGTTGTAATGCTTGTGTTTGTTGTGTGTTACTGAATATCGGGAGCAAATCCGAAATGCTCCTTGAACAGACGGATATACTCCTCACGGTTCTCCTTACGGAGAGTCTCCAACTGCTCGCTTGTGCAGTTCTCCCATTTGAGGTTGGTCTGCTGATTAGCGGGCTTGATTACATCGGTAGGCTTCTGTGCAGGAGTAAACAACGACAGCGTGGTGCGGAGGTTTTCAATGCCCGACTTTTTGCCGAGGGTAATGAAATGCTCCTTTTTGTCTGCCGTGATACGCTTCTCTGCGACAGCCGCATCTACCGCATCGGTAATGCGCGCAAGGTTGAGCGCGGCGTTCTGCTCCTGCAAACCCTTGATGGCTGCAACAGCATCATCCTCGGTGGCAGTGGCTGCCAAGCCGAGCAACTCTAAAATTTTGTTCATCTGAAATGTGTTTTGAATGTTTGAATTGCCCGCGCCCTCCTCGTCGGCAGAGGTCGGGGTGTTTGATTTGAGTAGTGGCAAATGCTCGCACTCCTCGCCCTGTGCGAGGGTCAGCAACTTGCCGTTTTGATATAGTCGCACTGCCTGTAAGGCGTCATCGTTAGCACCAATATCGACAACCGACACCTCGGTAAGCTTCGAGCGGGTAACGGTAGGGCGAGTTTGCCCCTTCGTGAGGTGCTCCTCCGCCTCCGACCATTCGAGGATTTCCAAGCCAGCCGAGAGCATACGCAGCGTGCCACGCTCCCACTTGGCTGCAATGATTTTCTCCTCCTCGGTATCGCCGTCAAACTTGGGCGTGCCATAGATGAAATCGCCATCAACGCGGATGTTCTCGATGATACCAATAGGCATATCGCCACGCGACCCGCGTCTGTGCATATACAAGAGAATTGGATTTTTGCGGTACTGCTCCAAATCGACACCCTCGGTCAGTACCCTTGTGCCGTAACAGTTTAGACGGCTTGATGTGATAACTGCTTCCTTTGACATTCGTGTTTCAAAATTTGGCTTCGGGGTCGCCCTTTTCACAGGCGAGCCCCTCTGCCGCTTGTTGTCGCAAAACAAGGTTTGTAGCGGGGGACGGACTCGAACCGCCGACCTTGGGGGAATGAACCCCACGAGCTGCCAACTGCTCCACCCCGCGATGTGCGTTGTTTTCGATGCAAAAGTCGTGAGTTTGTAACACCATAGCAAACAGAGTGTAAAGACTTTACACTCTATTTTAATTATACGCGGGTAACGCCGATTTTTGCAGTGCAAAAACATCCCGAAAGGGCAAAACATCTTCTCTTATGAATGGCAAAGACATCAACAGATCGTAAGGAGTTCGCCGAGGCTCTTTATATGCAAAACACTCCGCAGAATGCTATTGCGGAAAAGGTCGGCGTATCGGCAAATACTATCAGCAAATGGGTAAAAGATGGCTGCTGGGCTGAAAAACGAGCGGCACAGGTATTAACCCGCAAGGAGGTCGTAAACAATGTGCTGCGTTCCATTAACCACCTTGCCGAGAAACTCGGAGAGGTGGAAGACTTATCGAAAGTGAGTGGCATTGCCGACCAGCTGGCAAAACTATCCTCCACGGTTCAGAAACTTGACAAAGAGGTCTCGGTGGTTGATTTTATCGACTGCTTTATGGCTTTTGGTCGCTGGCTCGACTATCAGGCAGAAACCGACCCCGACATTACGGCAGAGTTCCGCAAAAAGGTAAACGAGTACCAGAATAAGTACATCAACGAATTGTTTAGCAGCAAGTTCAAATTATGATAAAGTCGTCCACAAAAGATGCTATACGCCGATGGCAACAGCACTGTGAAAAGGTGCAGATGCACACCACGGTCAAAGCCCACGAAACGGAGGCACAGCGCAAGGCGCGTATTAAACGCCTGCTTGCCAATTACTCCGATTTCGTGGATTACTATTTCCCACACTACACGGACGACCCAAAGACGGGCAAACATACGCCCTGCGCGCCGTTCCATATCAAGGCAGCTAACACGATACGCAAGAATCGCACAATCCAATATGCTGCACAGTGGGCGCGAGGACACGCCAAGTCCACACACTTTGACATCTTTATCCCGATGTGGCTTAAAGCCAACGGCGACCTCAATGTTATGGTGTTGGTGGGCAAGAGTAACGAAAACGCCAATACTCTGCTCGGAGATATACAGGCAGAGTTGGAGGTCAACCAACGCTACATCGCCGACTTCGGCTCGCAAAAGTGCGAGGGCTCTTGGCAGACGGGCGAGTTCGTAACCTCTGACGGTGTGGCATTCTTTGCTCGTGGTCGTGGGCAGTCGCCTCGTGGTCTTCGCCACCGAGAGCATCGCCCCGACTATGTTGTTATAGACGACTTGGACGATGATGAGCTCGTAAATAACCCCGACCGAGTAAAACGCCTCACCAAGTGGGTAAAAGAGGCTCTATTCGGTGCTCTTGACGGTGGTAGAGGTCGCTTTATTATGGTCGGCAACCTTATCGGCAAATGCTCGGTAATGGCAAACTTTATTGCCAGCAAGGGCGTGGTGGTGTCAAAGGTAAACGCCATTGACAAGAACGGTAAACCCTCGTGGGCTGCCAAGTGGGACATTGAGGAGATAAACAAGATGGCGGGCTT